TGGAAGGATTTGTGCATAGATATTGACATTATGATAGAGTCACTCAATAATCTAAGCGTTATTCCTGATGAAAAGACCTTAATGTTCAAAAAAGGTGAACTTTCCATCTTGACTTGGCTGAAAACCTTGAAAGAGGTCAGTGAACGAGCCTACGAGGAATTGAATGAAAAGAATGTATGAATTTGTCTGCGAAAGTGGACACAGAATTGAGAGGTACTGTGATTATGAGACACAGGAAACTCAGTGTGAGTGCGGTGGTTCAGCCAATCGCACGATCTCAGCGCCAAGCATTAACTTGGAGGGGTGGTCAGGTCATTTTCCATCGTCATGGATGAAATTTGACAAGAAACATCGTGAAAAGTTGGTGCAAGAGCGCAAAACCGCAACATAAGCATTTATGCCGTTGTGTCATCCTAGAACCCAAAAGTGGCAGGAAAAAGGAAAAATATGTTGATAGACAATCCAGACGAGACGTTAGGTGAGTTAGAAGCTGTTGAAAAGCAGAAACTTGAATCCACTGTAGAGCCGATGAGTAATGACATTCCCGACAAGTATCGGGGCAAAGAACTGTCAGACATTATCAAAATGCACCAAGAAGCTGAGAAGCTGATTGGCAAGCAAGCCCAAGAAGTTGGTGAAGTACGCAAATTAGCAGACGAACTCATTAAGCAAAACCTTGCTGGAAAACCTCAACCTATTCAAGAGGAAGAACCTGAAGTAGATTTTTTCGAGAATCCACAGGCGGCGGTTCGTAAGACTGTTGATAACCATCCTGATGTACTTGCGGCTCGCCAAGCGGGTCAAGAGTTCAAAAAGATGCAAATTCAGCAAAAGTTAGCGTCAGAACACCCTGATTTCACTCAGATTGTTCAAGACCCAGACTTTGCAAATTGGGTGAAATCTTCACCTATTCGCATTGGTTTGTACGCTAAAGCTGATGGTGAATTTGACTATGACAGTGCTAATGAATTGCTGAGTACCTATAAGCAGTTGCGTGGCGTTAAGGCTAAACAGACTAATGATGCAGGGGAAACTCAGCGTAAGTCAAACCTTAAAGCGGCGACAGTTGATGTAGGTGGCAGTGGGGAGTCTGGAAAGAGAGTTTACCGAAGGGCAGACCTTATTCGGCTGAAGATGACTGACCCAAACCGCTACGATGCCTTGAGTGACGAGATCATGCAAGCGTATCAAGAGGGTAGGGTTAAATAACTTAACTTTTGATTTTATTGGAGTACACAAATGGCAACATCATTTTCCCCCACAAACTCAGTTACAGTAACAACTGCTGACAAATTCATTCCTGACATTTGGTCAGATGAAATCGTTGCGGCTTACAAGAAAAACTTGGTTCTTGCTAACCTAGTTATGAAGATGAACTTCAAGGGCAAGAAAGGTGACACTGTTCACATTCCTGCACCTACCCGTGGTTCTGCTTCTGCTAAAGCCGCTGAGTCAGCAGTCACTTTGATTGCCGCTACTGAGTCTGAAGTCACTGTATCTATCAACAAGCACTATGAATATAGCCGCTTGATTGAGGATATTGTTGAAGCACAGGCTTTGAACTCTATGCGTCAGTTCTACACTTCTGACGCTGGTTACGCCCTGTCTCGCCAAGTTGATACTGACTTGGTTCAGTTGGGTCGTACAGCTAATGGTGGCTCTACAGGCGCTCGTTACGGCTCTGCCTTTATTGGTGGTGACGGAACAACTACCTTTGACTACACCGCAAACACCAACACTGGTAATGCGTCTGCTCTGACTGATTCTGCTATTCGCCGCACCATTCAGCGTTTGGATGACAACGATACTCCTATGGATAATCGTTTCTTCCTGATTCCTCCCTCAAGCCGCAACACCCTGATGGGTCTGGCTCGTTACACCGAACAAGCATTTGTTGGTAATGGCGATGCTATCCGCAATGGTGAAATCGGTAACCTGTATGGTATCCCTGTGTTCACTTCCAGCAATGCTGACTCAGCATCTGCAACTGAAGCATTCCCTGCTTCTGGTTCTGCTATTGCTCGTGTCTGCTTGATGGGTCACAAGGACTCTATGGTTCTGGTTGAGCAAGTTGGTGTACGTTCACAAGTTCAGTACAAACAAGAGTATTTGGCTACTCTGTTTACATCTGACACTTTGTACGGCGTTGCCGCTTTGCGTAATGCCGCTTCTGTGGGTGCGGCTAAGTCCTCATCCATGTTTGCTTTGGTTGTTCCTAGCTAATTGCAGTTGTCCCTCCTACTTCTAGCAATAGGGGTAGGGGGACTTTTTTTAACCTAATTAGGAGAAATCAAAATGGCAGCAGCAACAGCAGTCGTTTCCCGCCGTGGAAACGATCAATTTCGTGGCTTGTTTACAGACACTTGGGATGTTTCTTGTACTTTGGATACGGCATTAATTGCTACCACTGCTACAACTACAGACACAGTAACTGTCGCAGGAGTCGCTTTGGGTGACATGGTTCTTGGTATGTCAGTTGGTGTAAGTGAAGCTGGATTGGTTCGTAGAGCCTATGTTTCAGCCGCTAACACTGTGACTATCGTTAGCTACAACCCAACAGCAGGCGATGTTAATTTGGCTTCAACTACATTACAACTTATCATTGGTCGTGCTGTAGTTTAATGATGGGGGGGCTAGTCCCCCCTTTCTTATTTAAGGGGTTTTATGGCTACTTTTCGTTGTTTACAGTCGGGTAATTGTGTAACTTTTACCCTCCAACATGATATTGACTCCATGAAGGGTCATCAGGGTTATGTTAGAGTAGACGAACCAGAAGTAACCATAGAATCTGTAGAACCAGAGACTAGAACAGATACCGCATTTGCGCCTGTCATTCCAACAATTAAGCGTATGGGAAGACCAAGAAAGGTAGCAAATGTCTGAAGTTGACGCAAGAGATTTCGGTAAGTTAGAGGCTCAAGTTGAGGCTTTACAGAAGGAAATGCACAGTCTTAGTGCTGACGTTAAGTCACTTCTAGAGTTGGCAAACAAGGGTAAAGGCGGCTTTTGGATGGGAATGACCATAGCCTCATTTGCTGGCGGTATTGTCACTTTCCTAGCTGATCGGATTTGGCGATGAAAGAAGGACTTCTTTCAGGCAAGGTTTGCCCACTTCCTACTCAGGACATAGTGTTAAACCTAAAGAATAGAAACAATGCGTTCAAGAACTTTGGATATGGTGCGCCCAATCCAGATGAACCTAATGAAGCGTTTTGGCTGAAGAAAGCCAAGATGTACAACGCACCTACAGATGTGGTTAAAACCATGCTTTGCGGTAACTGTGCGGCATTTATTCAGACTCCCAAGATGATGGAGTGCATCAAAGGCGGCTTGGAAAAAGGCAAGGATTCAGAGAATGAACTTGACTATGACCAGCAGTTTATTGATGCCGCTGATCTTGGTTTCTGTGAGTTGTTCCACTTCACTTGTGCGGCGGCTCGTACTTGTGATGCTTGGAAATCTGGTGGTTCAATTACAAAGGATTGATATGAAAACTAAACCCAAAACTCCCGCTAAAACCCCTAAAAAGGGTATTCCCGTGTCAATCATGGTTGCTATTGGTAAGCCCAAAATGCCAATGCCTATGCGTGGTGGTAGGACTGCTACCAACATGATGAAGAAATCTTCAAGAGGTAAATAATGTCATCAATCACTTCTCCCGTAACCCTGCTTAGTGCTGTTGTTGCTACAGGCGCATCTAAAGCCGTTCAAGTCGATGGTGGTCAACCAGCATTTTTGCAAGTCAGTGGTATCACTTCTGCTACTGTTTCTTTGCAAGGTAGCCTTGATGGTACAAATTGGTCAACAATCGGCACTGCTTTGACTGCTGATGGACTCATTACAGTTGCCAATGCTCCCAAGTATTTGCGAGCAAATTGCACTGTTTATGTAACTGGCACGATTACCGCCAAGATCATGTACTAAGGAGAAACCCTATGAAAATGACTAAACCACAGAAGAAAATCAAGAAAGTCATGGGGGAGTACAAAGAGGGTACTTTGCATTCAGGCAAAGGCGGTAAGGTTGTGACTAATCCCAAACAGGCGGTTGCCATTGCTTTATCTGAAGCTGGTAAAGCCAAAAGGAAGATGAAATGAAAACTGGACTTTACTCAAACATTAACGCAAAAAAGGCTCGTATAGCCGCAGGGTCTGGCGAGAAGATGCGTAAGGTAGGTAGCAAGGGTGCGCCTACTGCTGATGCGTTTAAACAAGCGGCAAAGACTGCAAAGAAGCCTAAAAAGGTGAAGTAGATGAAAACACCCACTTGGCAAACAAAAGCTGGTCAAAATCCAAAAGGCGGCTTGAATGCCAAGGGTAGATCATCTTATAATGCAGAAACTGGTGGTAATCTGAAGCCTCCAGTAAAGTCGGGGGATAACCCTCGCAGAG